ATCATTAACCACAGAAGAAATAGGCAAAATTATAAATGCAAGTTCTGGATATTCGGATGCATCCGATGGATTTAAAAAATGTGATATTGAAGAAATTGATTTACAACGTTGGGTGAATATAACTGTCTGTCTAAGTGGTAAAACGGTGGATGTCTATATGGACGGAAAACTTTCACGCAGTTGTGTATTAAGAAGTATGTATGAGGTAGACGGTGATTTAACTACAGTGCAATTAGGCGGTCCAAATGGATTTGGAGGATATATTGGACAAACTCAAATTGCTAATTACGCATATTCCCCGGACCAAGTTTATAAAATGTATCAAAATGGACCTATGGATCAATCTCTGTGGGCAATTCTATCTGGAATCTTTTCTGTATCTTCCTCGTATACTATTCCAGATAGTGTAAAAGCTAATGTAACTATTGCTCCAGTAGGTGGTTATTAAATATATTAAATATAAAATAAAAAATAAGAATTACAAAAATCTTATTTTTTATACTACATGATACAAATAGAGCGGCATGTCTTCTTCTCTTTTGCCAATGCCAAGCGGTTCTAGTGAAATCACTTTGACTGGATCTGATACTATGTCACAAGCATTAACTGGAATTGTTCTTGTATTTTTAATGCATATTACACTCGCTGCTTCTGAATTTATCTATACCTCTTTCTCCCACATGTGGTCGAACCGAGTGGAATTATTTCCTGATACATACCCTTCCGGATCAAAAATGTTCACTGCTATTCAAAACCCAACGAATCCGAACGCTAGAACAATCTACATGTCCGAAAATCAGAGAACCGGTATAGAATTTAGTTATTCTCTCTTTTTAAAACTAAGTAGTGAAACATTTTCCAACTCCAATCGTGTCTTATATCATGTAATGCATAAGGGATATAATCGCCCCTTTCCTCTTCTTGGTCCTGGAATTTTCTGTAGAGGTGATAAAAACACATTACGTATCTATATGAATTCATTTGCAAATTGGAATAATTATGTAGAAATTGACAATATTCCAGTTGATAAATGGTTTCATCTTGTTTTAGCATGTAAAGGTGGAACAAAAGGAGTTCCTCAAAGTAGTATTTTATACATTTATATCAATGGAAATATGAAACAAAAATTAAAATTAACAAATAATACACCTCCTTATCAAAACTATGGAAATGTCTATGCATTTAGTAATAGAAATTTAACATTGAGAAAAACAGACACGATTTCATTAAATAATGACCCAGAAATATCTTCAGATTCTAGTTTGTCTGATTTAACTTTTTCGGGTTCTGCAAAAGGAATGATTAGTCGTGTTTATTACTATAGATATGCTTTAAGTTATACAGAAATCAATTCTTTAATGAACCTAGGACCTTCTCCAAATATAGTACAGACAGCAGATAATGTTATTACTCCTTATTTAACACAGACATGGTGGACAAATAATGGAACTAAATATGATTAAACAAATAGTGCGAAGTACTACAATGGTTTCTCATCTTGTTTCACAATAGCAAGAAGAGTTGTCATGGCAGGTGGCGGATTATATGTTTTAGTAGCCTACGGCGCACAAAATGTGATTTTGAATGGAAATCCAGACTTTACATACTTTTATTTAGTCTTTAGAAAACATAGTCATTTTTCTTTTGAATCTGTGACAATTCCGCTACAAGGTCCTCAAGAATTATTCTTTAATCAACCTATTACTTTAAATGCAAAAATACAACGTATAGGTGATTTACTCAGTGATTTATATTTTACTTTTTCTCTTCCTGATATCTACAGCAAATATTTCGATTCTACTGTTCCAGGTCCTCTTCAGGGGCGTTCTCAATATGAATTCAAATGGGCACGATATATTGGTGCACATATCATTCAAGATGCTTCTTTCTTAATAGGAGGTTCTCTCATTCAACAATTTGACAGTGAATATATTATTAATCAATCCATGTCAGATCAAAATTCCATCCAATTTGCCAAATGGAGAACTATGGTTGGAGATGTTCCTGAACTATATGATCCGGCAAATGGTCCATACTGTGGTGCAGCAGGAGGATCTTTCTCAAGAACTACGGGCTTATATCCAAATGTATATGCTGATACCACTGTAAATGTTCAGAATAATTTTCCATCCATACCTGGAAGAGATATCACAGTCCCTTTAACATTTTGGTTTACACAGCAGCCATCGTTAGCACTCCCACTTATTGCGTTACAATATCACGAATGTTCGTTACAATTAACACTACGCCCTATTCAAGATCTATATACCATCTTAGATCCTTCGGGATATCGTGTAAGACCCGAGTTTTCACTCAAAGCCTCTACAAAACAAATACAAACTGGAAATGTATCGTATGTTTCTAATACGGAAACTGCAATGTATATTCAGAATTATTTGACAGATATTGGATTTGCAGCTCCTACATTAAACACTTGGCCATTAAATCCAAGATTACAAGCAACATATGTCTTTTTAACAGAGGCTGAACGAATTACATTTGCTACAAAACCACTCCAATATCTTGTAAAACAGATTACAAGATATCCTTTTCCAAGTAACTCTTCGAGACAACTTTTCAATGTATATACACATAATCCGGTGCCACGAATCTTCTTTTTACCAAGAAGATCCGACAGTATACAATATAGAAATGATTGGATGAATTTTACAAATTGGTTTCGAAATCCAGCGCCGTTTGTCCCAGCAGGAAGTGGGGCTTATTTAGGAGGATCTTCTGGAATTAATTCAATAGCAACACAACAAGATATTATTCGAGGAGTACGAATTCTGTGTGACGGAAATGAAATTCAAGAATTAAAATCGCTTGATTATTTGAATTATACTTCCTCGTGGAAATTTATTGGCGGTACTTTATCTACAGGTGCTGCAATCTATAGCTTTGCTCTGGATTCATCCAATTGGACAAAACCGAGTGGAACTCTTAATACAAGTCGTGTTCCTAATTTTCAAATGGACATTGATATCTGGAGTTTGGCACAAGATACCAAATATCTGATTGATCATGTAATTTATGTTGAGAGTTTGAATTTTTTTGTTGTAGAAGGAGGAATGGGCGGAATGAAATATGCAACCTAAGCTTCTTTTTTCTTCTTTCTTGTAATGCGTCTGTCAGCAATACGAATTTCTGGAAATCCAGATTTTCGTGTTGGGTTTTCTTTTACAAAATGAGGATATTTTTTTAAAAGTGCTTTTACAGCAACTTGTTGATATCTAAGACGATTACGTGTCTGCATTCCACCCGGTTGTTTATAATAAGCAGTTTTTGGAGAAACAAAATTAAGACGTACAACTGCAGTATCTTTTGTAAAGAATTTCAATGTTCTTTCGTAATCTTCTTTTTCACTACGTTCCAAGGAAATTTCAGAACCAGGATTCAAACACCCCCAAAAACTTCCTATAATAAATTTAAGATCCGTTGATACAGTTGGTTTCATAAAAAATCCATTTGCACTTGGATATACACCCCAGAGTCTGCAGTTTATTTTTTTACATTCTAAAAATCCACGTTGAATAATTGTTTTAAGAGACACTAATTCTCGCTCATGTCTTTTATTGGAACTATCATATTCAATAAAACCTTTAATATCATCATCGCAACATACAAGATGTTTTCCTTTGGGAAAATAATTAAAAATCCAATTTCTTACATTTGATAATCCCGGGACACCCACTAATAAATGTCCATAGGTTGACGGATCCAAAATAGAAGAATAGGTCTTTTTTTCTTCTTCATTTGCTACTATAACGTAAATATCATTTTTAGGAATTCTATAGCGTTTAAGTAAAGAAAGTGTCATATCGCGACATCCTTCTGCTCTTTTATAAGATGGAATCACGACCGAGTAACCGACCATTCTATATAATGCGAATCTTTTTAAATCTTATAAAGAGAAGTGATTGTAGATGACTGATAAGATTGGTAATTTTTTTAAAGGTATAGGAAATGCTTTCTATTATAAATTATATTATCCTCTTGTAAATGATCCCGATGTAAAGGCAAATATGGCAGAAGATGAAAGAAATGCAAAGATTCAAGAAGAAAAAGAAGAGGTGGTAGCTGAAGCGAAAGAACAAGCTGTAGAAATAAAAAATGAAGCTAAAAAAATTATAAATAACGCAAAAGATGTACAGGGAAGTGATATACAATTATTACTTTATAGAGTTTCTAAACTAGCGTGGTTTTTCCTAAAATTAATCCTTCCAACTGTTATTACATTATTAGCAGCAGCAATTTTTGTAAATCAATTAATTGGATATTCTTGGGTTATGAGATTAGTTACATTTGTAATTTTTATTACCATGTCTTCTGGTTTTTCTTTTTTATTACCTGATGTTTGTATGGTATTATCAATTATGTATATTTTATATTATTTATTAATTAGTCAATTTTGGAATAGAGATGTCCGTCCATTTTATGGATGGCTTCCTTTAATTGAATATTCTGAAGATAGTTTACATTGGAGTCCTACATGGTTACGAATTTATAAAAGTATTCCTTTTTTATGGAAAACAACACCCTTAAGTAAATTATCGGCACTTATTGTAAAAGAACAATATGAAAATGGTATTGAACGAGCAAAAACAGCATCAGTTAGTGATTGGTGGAATAAGAAATCCGCATTGTCAGGAAAATATGAAAATGCATATAGTATTGCAGTAGAAGTTGCTAAAGTCGTAGCAAAAGCAAATAATCGGAATAGAGTTGAGTTAGCAAATGCAGCAGCTGAAAAATTGTTAGCAACAGAATTGCAGCTTCCAAAAGATGATTTGCAAAAGCATGTCAGTGATAAATTTCCCTACCAGTCTATGATTGCAAGTATAAATCCTTTAGGAAAGAAAGCAACTGCTCCAGGTGCTCCAGGTGCTCCCTCATAGCTTCCGTTGCAAAAAAAGAAGATAATGTCTTTGAAATTGTTAATACAAGAAGTATAAAGAATAAGATAGAATATGAAGATGATCTTCCAGATGCCCCTGTTAGCTTTAGTAACCGCCCTGGTCCAGGAGAAGCAACAATTGAAGTTCCTCCAAAAGCACTTGAAGTCGCAGCAAACAACGACCCGTTTTTTGAGCCAATGACAGGCACCCGTTTATCGCGTTCCGACTATATGCGTTGGACACCTGGCTTAGAACGAGCATTTGCACCTACATATCCTATAACTGACTGGGTTGGACAGCCAAGTGAAAAATAAATTTAGAAACTATATATAATAGATAATGGATACCTTTACAATGTTATTCTGGCTTAGTTTCTTTATCTTCGTTGGATTATCCTTATATTTAGTATGTTACACAATGAGAAGTACGCTGTTATACGCTCAGATTGCATCTGGACTTGGGATGTTTATAACGAGTAAGATAGGACGTAAATTTTTAGGATTAGAGTAAACTAAAGAATCGAGCGTATTTTTATATATCTAATCATAATATTTTTGGATAGACTTATTTATCTCCCAATGATATCCCCATCTACCAAGTACAATATTATACGGACGCTTTCTAGGAAAGATAAATAGAAATAGACGATTTAGCATTTGGTATTTAAATACCAGATGCTATATTATTTCAATTTTTATGGTGGAAAAGGAATATATAGATATCTAGTGAAAAAGATATATTGTAAATTCCGGGGTATGACCTGTTAGCAGATTGAAAACACGGGTGGTCGTCGGATTTCACCTCTGATACCCTAATCAGGTTTAGCAAGACATAAATCCTTACTAAAGACTAAATACAGGAGGTAAATAGAATACACGTTTGCAAACCAACACCACATAGACCCCCAGGTATTATCCTTATAATAGGTATAGAGAGAGATAAGAGATATTATCAATGTTGTAAAGAAAG